CGGTAGTGGTACTGCACCAGAAGCGACTAGTGCGATGATTGCCGTAGTGGATAGACTAGACGATTGCCAGAGCAATGTCATAATGATTCCACCAAAGAACATATAATATGGATTTGCAATAAACCAAGTTAGATGTTCCATATTTCCCATCGACTTCATGCCGCCTGAGAATGTTTTGAGTCCAATATAAAAAATCACCAGACCCACAAGGGTGGTGATTACAGGGTTTCCTAAATCCATTTTACTTACCTTCTTCCAGAGTTTATCTTTCATGGCTTTCTCCATAATAGAAAAGGCGTAACTCTCATTACGCCTTTAGTTCACTATTATATAGGGGGGTTACACCCCTTTGTCACAAAAGTTTAATAATTTATTTTGTCCAACCATCTCTAGGTACATGTTTACCCATAGCAATATTTGTAATATCACCACGACAAATACCCATGTCGTTTAGTTCCCTGTCAGTAAGACTGGCAAGTTCTCTGTAGATTTTTTTGTCCATTTTTGGTGTGATAGATTTTCTGAAGTTTTTATACAAATCAGAAATAACATCACAAAACGCACAGTAAGTTTGTGTAAGTACAGTCATTATCTTTTCATCCTATCCAATTCTAACATAAGTGCTTTCGCTTCCTTATGGTATCCTTGACGAGAAAGTTCTGCAGCTGCTCTCGCAGTTCCAACAATCTCAGCATGTGCAACAATACCGTCCCATACCTTGCTTACTAAATGTGCAATCTTTTCACAGATTTCACAAGTTTCTTGATAAGTGTGTCTCAACACTAATCCTATAGACATATCTACGCTCTCCTTTTTTTCGACATAATATGGTCATAAAATGCAATAACATCGTCATCTCTGAGATGTTTGACTTCATTCGCATACTCTGTTCTAATAAAGCGTACAATGTCAACTGGATTTGGTTGGTGTGGAAATAATTTCGCAAACCATTTACCCATTTTCATTCTCCTACTTTGTTGTGGTTAATGAATAACACGCTCAAAAAAGTGCTCACCAATCTCAGGCAGATTATGAAACACTCCTATGGGGGGGTTATTCGCACTTATTTATACAACTAGGACAGTTGCTATGACTTTTTTAGTGGAATTATTTTTGCATACCCTTTGTAACAAAATTGCATAGCTCTTCTTTCAGTACTTTTGATGAACCAACTCTGACGTTTATTATTCCGTTATAGTATTCATCTGTCAATAGTACTTCTCTATCGAACTGTTCTTTTGCTTCTAGGTAACTGAGCATGCCTCTACTTTGACAGTAGTGTAGAATCTCTCGTGTGAAGTTTTCTTCACCCAATTCTTTAACGTCAGCATTAAGGTGGTCGGAAGAACCCCAATAGGTTTTCCAATCGCTCTCTTTCGTTGAACGTCTTTTGTTCTTCCGACCTTTTAATGGGGGTTTGGTAACTTTGAAACGTGCTAGTTTCTTACCAATATATTTTTTATTATTAATTAAGTTTGTGATAACATAAACGAACCCCTCACAATCCTGTGGGAGTTCGTCTACTTCTTCACCTTTGAATGTCCACATAACTACTCATCTTCATCAAACTCTTCGATATCATCTTCGTTATCACTATTTAGTCTGTCCCCACAAAAGGGGCAATGAGCAACTGGATAGAATCTTTCTTCCATGTCATGTTGTATTTTAAAGACTGCATCACAGCCTTCGCATGTAATAATTTTTATCATTAAGCTACTTGTTCGTAAACATCGTCCCACTTACCTGTAAGTCCAGCAACCTCATATTCGGTTACTCTGTTCTCAAAGAAGTTAGTGTGGTCTGCACCGTTAAGTACCCACTCTAACCAAGGTAAGGGATTGTCCTTCACTTTGAAGTTAGGTTTCATCCCCAATTGAAGCAATCTTCTATCAGTGATATACCTTATATATGTCTTTACTTCAGACTGTTCTAGTCCTTCAATTTCTCCTAACTTATATGCAAGGTCAACAAACTTATCTTCAAGTTTAACTGCTTGTCTTGCCATCTCATAAATTGCAGATTTGAATTCATCGTCTACAATACGAGGATGTTCACCACAGTATGCTTTGAATAGTTTTGCAATACCCTCAACGTGAATTGATTCGTCACGAATACTCCACTCAACAACTTTACCCATACCTTTCATCTTACCGAAACGCTGGAAGTTCAACAACATCACGAATGATGCAAATAGTGCCACACCTTCATTCATAACAGATTTTGCAAGTGATAGTCCCAATCCACGAACTGTGTTAGGGTCACTATCCATCATAAACTCAATCTTGTCTGCCATCTCTTGATATTCTAGGAAGGCATGATACTCGGCATCAGATAACCCAAGTGTCTCATTAAGAAGTGCATATGCACGTTGGTGGATACCTTCACGAGATGCAAATGAACCAAGCATATTGCGTACTTCATTGTTCTTAAATTTAGGTATAAATTGGTCAAAGTAATTCTGTCCTACTGCTACATCTGACTGTGTGAATAGTCTTAGGATGTTTGTAATGTATTCTCTTTCAATAACAGAAGTCTTACCAGATTTCCAATCAGCAACATCTTCAGACAAATCAAGTTCATCTTCAATCCAGTGAACCTTCTCATGTCTTGTTGTAATTTCTACTGCCCATGGATAATGGAATGGTTTATAGGTTTCAGAAAACTCCATAAGTCCACCACCCTTTTTCTTTACGAATGACTCTGAAACTTTCATAAAGTCATCGTAAGTACCAATTAGTTTATCATCAATAAAGATTTGTGGTACTGAACGAGCATTAGGAACTCTTTGATAGAAGGCAAGTCTTTCTTCTTCGTTATCCATACGATGTTCTGTATACTCATATCCATGAGATTTAAACCAGTGTTTTGCTTTGTCACAAAACGGACAATTTGACTTACTATAAATTTCTACTTTCATTAACTTATGCTCCTACCATTATAACTTGTTATCGTAACATTATATGGTTTCTCCATATAACAATTGTGTGTGAGTTTTGTATTCATTTGTTCAACCCAATCCAATTCTTGAATCAGACGATTGTACCATGCTTTGTCCATTTCATCTGATGCTTTCTCCATGTCCTCTTTTAATTGTCCGACACGAACTTTTATATATTCATCTACCCTTGACATGCTACACACTCCTCTTGTGATTGTGCCTCTACGGCTTGAGATTCAAAATCTTTTAGTGCATCACGAGCAACCTTTTGGGATACGTTTTCTGCACGTTGTGATGTTTCTGTTCTTAGATAATATAGACCTTTAGTTCCCAACTTCCATGCAGCGAAATGTGCTTTATGTAGTTCTTTCTTATCTGCACCAGCAGGGAAAAATAGATTTAGTGATTGTCCTTGACACAAGAACTCTTGTCTGTCTGCGGCTTGTTCCACCAGAACATTTTGGTCAAGTTCGATTGCAGTTTTGAATACCTCTTTAACTTTCTCTGATAGGAAGTCGAGGTGTTGGACTGAACCGCCATTAGTGATAATATCTGACCAAACATCTTGAGTATTTTTCTTTACTTTCTTTAGTTCTTGTTCCAGATATTTATTCTTCACTAAATGTGAACCAGCACGAGTACGATGTGTATATGCATTTGCTTTTGATGGTTCAATAGATGGTGAAGTAGAAACAATAATAGAACTATTAGCGTTTGGTGCAATTGCAAGTAGATGTGCATTACGTCTACCTGTACCTTGCATATCTGGTGCTTCACCACGTTCAAGTCCTAGTTGTAATGTTTCTTCTTTTGCTTTTTCTTTAATTGTTCTGAAAACATCCCAATTAAGTTCTCTTGCTTCGTGTGAATCAAATGCAATTCTTTTTTGGTGTAACAGTGAATGCCACCCCATTGCACCTAATCCCAAACTACGTTCCTGTGTAGCGGAATATCTTGCTCTTGATATTTCATCGCCTGCGTTATCAATGAAGAATTGTAATACATTGTCCAAGAAACGTATAAGATCACGAACCAAAGAAGTTTCTTTCCATTCATCATATTTCTCCAAGTTTAATGAAGATAAACAACAAACAGCAGTTCTATCTTCTGAGGTTGGAAGATGGATTTCGTTACATAGATTTGAACCGTGTATCTTTAATCCTTTTGCTTTCATAGTATGTGGTAATGCTCTATTCGCAGTGTCAATAAAATTAAGATAAGGTTCACCTGTACGATATCTTACTTCTAGAATTTGTTGCCACAAAGTTCTTGCAGGCA